TTAATTTTATACTAAATTAAAAAACAAGGTATATGTACAAATTCAATGCATCTTTTAGAAAGTCGGTAGCTGCTGTAGCCGAAGAACTAGGTTTGGAATTCATCTCAACTCCTAGACAGGTAAACCGTGGAACCTTAATGTTCAATGATCCACAGTCCAATGTAAAGTACGCAATGTATGAAAGCGGCTATGTTCGTAGGTTGGTTCCAACTTCACACCATTGGAGCTCTTCACAAACTATTGGAGATAAAGGACATCAAATGTATCAGCTGAACAAAACTAGCTTTGGTTTCAAAACCACAACCTTCAACGGAAGGGAATACACTTCATACCAAAAGATTCGTATCATGGCAAATCCTGAGGAGCAATTAGGCATCATGGTAAAAGCAATCGCAAACTGGAGAAACCGATGAAAGCAATAGCAATTCTTATGATATACGCGCTCATCGTTTTGACGGTGATGGCCGTAAACAAATATCTTGATGATAACTTCAAACGCTCTAGAAAATGAAAAAGCTACAATCATCAGTCAATCGAAAAAACTGGAAAATAGAACGTCACTATGCTGACGGAAACTTGGATATGCTGTTAGAGGTAAAAGACTCCACCGATGAGGTTTCCAAGACTTTTACGGGTATTGATGCCAAAACCGCCGACAAGCTCCAACACCTATTTGACAAGGCATCCACAGCGCGGGAGGTTTCTCTTAAGCTGAAAGCTCTACGTATGTAGAGGATAAATATAGAAATGCCAGATCACATCAAATACAACTCTTTATCGGTGGAACCGCTTTCTCTTAAAAAGGGAAACTGGTACATTGGTGTGGGTGATGTACCAAAAGGGCCTACTTCATCAACAGGTTTTTGGAATGGTATTGATCCGCCTACCGGTGGTTACACCGTTTATCGCGATAAGGCAGCCCAGGGTCCATCAATCAATCTTATGGCAGATGATAACCAGTTGATATCTTTCCTTAACGGAATATCCGGGCAAACATTTGCGTCAATTGCAGCAGCTTTAGCATGGGTTGCTACTCAGCCAACAATATTAGTCCAAAACAAAGAGGTCGGTTCTATTGTGACTGACCAACTTTCTCTCTGCCTGTTACCAGAAAACATAATGAGTTACCCCAAAGGCGGTGCTACCTGGTATGACACAGCTAATGGTTTAGTGTTTACCTCTTCGGGTACGCAAACGCCATTTACAGAGCTTGGTGGATCTCGCACACCTGGTTTTAGTTTCAATAACAGCGGATTTTGGTCTTGTTCCACCAACGCGAGCCTAGTCAATCTTGGGGGAGACTGCACAGTCATTCTCTGGGTATATGGCTTACAAGGGGGTACGCGAAAAACTATCTTTGAAAAGGCCGGCACTGTTGCTGCATCATATCAACAAGAACTTGCCGTTACATGGGAGGTTAGCTCAGCTTTTTCCTATTATAGTAGAAGAACGCCGGACTATGATTTTGGATCCATGGCAGCAACCACTGCAAATGCTTGGAATATGATGGCCTTAAAAATGTCAACTGGTTTAACAACGGCGGCGAGAACTGGTTTCCGAAGCAAAAATGGAGCAGCTTGGGAATCGAGCTACACTTCACGAAGCAATACGGCTCTTACGCCATCAGGGGCTATCCGTATTGGAACTGGCTATGCAGGTACCTGTGATTCCGGCGGAATTGGATCTGTGCTCTGCTATAACAAAATGCTTTCTGACGCAGAAATTGCTCAAGTCTATAATGCAATGAAATCAACATACGGCTTATGATACATTTTATCAATATGGACTTTAACGGCTCACAGTGGTGGGTTGAATATGAAGAGAACGGAGCATACCAGATTTCTTATTTTGATACAGAGGCCGAGGCACAGGCTTTCTATCTTTCCATTGTTAATAACTCATAAAACCTTTTGCCGCTTTGTGTATAAAAGCGTAAAGGAATAAAAATGAGTAAGGAATTAGAAACTATAAATGCACTTGTAAGAAAATACGCAATTCTTGAGGAGCGCGTAAAAAATCTTGAGAAGGCTTTGAACAGCCAAGGCAAACTACTCAAAGAGCATGGAGTCAATTTAGTACACCTAAAGAAGAAAAGCAAATCTAAAAGTATATGATAGTTATGAAACAATTTGTAAAACGAAACATTGAAATGATCTTGGTGGCTGGATGGTTCATGTTCATTATGACCCTGGCAATGTTTTTAACTGGATGCGCCGATCCTAAGCAATCACCCGAAGTACCTAGTCCTCACCGACTAGAATTGAATAACAGTTCAAAATACTACGACCAAAACTACAATGTTTATATGCTTGAAGGATGCGAATATATTGTTGTTGGTTATGGAAACACCAGATGGGGTTCGCATAAAGGAAACTGTAACAACCCAATACACAGCAAATGAAAAGAATCACATTCATATCAGACACTCATAATAAACACAAGCAACTTCCATTAGAATGGCTTCCAGGCGGAGACATTCTAATCCATGCGGGTGACCTAACCTCAATGGGATACGAACATGAGATCCGTGAATTTTGCAAGTGGTTTGCCAGTATTGATGGCTATGAACATAAGGTATTTATTGCAGGTAATCATGACTGGGGCTTCCAAGATAACACAGAAAAGATTGCAAAGATTGTAGCAGAATATCCGGACATTAATTATATCCAGGATGAAATGTACGTGGTAGGAGACGACTGGGCTACCAGTGTTCGCATTTATGGATCTCCATGGCAACCCGAGTTTTACAATTGGGCTTTCAATCTTCCAAGACGTGGAGATGAACTGAAAGAAAAATGGAACGCCATTCCACCCGATGCACATATTGTAGTAACGCACGGTCCAGCGCATGGGCACGTTGACACAATCATGGGTGCGTATGAAAACCTTGGGTGCGAATTGTTAACTGAAAGACTTGCTGAGATTAAGACCAAAATCCATGTATGCGGTCATATTCATACTGGATACGGACACTCAAAAACCGAACATACTAACTTTTTTAACGCGGCTGTTCTGAATGAACGATATGAAATTGCGCACAGGCCAATCACCATTGATTGGGATCCTGAAACCAATGAATTTGAATTCATTGAAGTTGGCCAATATCGAAGAATCCTGTGAGTTCATTAACCAACAATCTTACGCACCTTAAAACACTCTATCATTACGGCGATAAACTCTACGAAATTCTTCGTGAGATACCCGTGCATAACTTTTATCGCAAGGATGGTACAATGCTGTCTGAGTATTTCAACGCGTGGAAAGGCCATTTGGGCGCTGACCATGTACTGAAGACTCAGACACATTTTGTATTTTGCAAAAATGTGGAAGATGCAGAAATTATTAGCGAGGAAAATTGTTAATAACTTTTTGCCAAAACATTTTTTTATGTGGAACTTATTGGTTAATTTTATACTATACAAATTTAATTAAATATGCGACAACCAAAATCTCTCTTCAACAAGGCCTGCCAATTCATCAACAGCGTATCGGTAGGTAGTACATTCACTTCTAAGGAATACATTTCTGCCATCGGCAAACACGAAAATTCTACCTGGTGGAAACGCAGCAATGGTAATACTCACTATAACTGCCACCAATACAAAGGCTACTTAAGGAAAGCCGGATTCATTAGTCAAATTTCTCATGGCGTCTGGGGAGTGGACCGTCATATTCCGGATTGGTTCGACTTTGGCCACCTATCAATTGTTCTGGGCTACTACAAGTGGGACACCGCAAATAAATGCAACATCACTACTTACAAAGGGCTGGATCGTTCCGATATCATTGCACAGTTGGATCACGATGCTCATCATCCAAATGGCGTAATTCCTACACAGGATGAACCCGGTTTACCAAAGCTTTACAGCACTAACCGTGAAGCATACGAGTTTTTCATCTACCGTGTAAAAGACATGGAAATCAACTCATTCAAAACCAAGAATGAGTTGGCGGCTTTCATAGAAAACATTAAATGGCCAGGAGTACATAATGATGGAAACAAACCAAAGTTTGCCATCAACGGAAACTACTCTCCAGTCATTGATCATCTGTTAGCTGATGGATGGATCACCGAAAAGTTTGATGGTTACCGATACTCATACGTGGTAAATTGGACAAAACCTTACTATAGAACTAAGGAAGCTCCAACTCTTAAGATGAACACACAAACTGGAAAACCGACGGTTCATGCATCAATTATTACCGCTGCCAAGAAAACCGCTGAAAGCTCAACTGTAAAGGAGATTCAATGCGAACCTTGCCAGGCTTTTCCGTTTCCTATAGAAAAGCCAACTACATTGGAATCGTTGGAAGCGTTGGAAACTCAAATGCTTTCCATGATTTATCAACTAAGAGAACTTATTGAAATTGAAAAGTCTAACAATTAAAAACATATAACTATGGGATGGTGGTCAACTGACATCATGGGTGGCGATACCCCGCTAGATTTCGAAGATCAATTCTACGACATCTGCAAAGTCGAAAAGTTTCCTGAAGGCGGCGGCATGGCCACGCTCACAAAGAAAGACCTGGAATCAAATCTCTCTGAGATATTAGCGTTCCTAAACGAGAACCGTTGGGGCGAATCGCAAATTGGCTTTCAAGTCCTGGCAGTTCTTATGCTGAAGGCAGGAGCTCGAATTGATTTGCCAGTCAAGGTGCGGATGATAGAGGCTTGTCATCTGGATGATTGGTCACACGAGAACGCTGAACGCGAAATTACGGTAGGCGGACTGTTAAAAGCCATCGAGACCTATGACAATAAAACTCCTATCATCATCAAGTCGCGTGGACTATTCGAGGTGATGGCGGAAAAACTTGGAACTCAAAACTCATAATATGAAAAACTTCGCAAACATCTTCTTGTACGTCTATGCAGCTACAATTACAGCGGTTTCATTTTTCATGGTCGCCACTCTGCAAAAGACCAAAAAAGAAAATGCTGAACTACAGTCTCAATTGGTTCGCACTCAAGAGGCTCTTGAATTTAAGCTTGAGGAATGTGAAACATATCTGGACCTTGAAAATGACCGGTATGAGAAATACGAAATGGAAGTCTCTTACTGGGGCCGAATGTATGAGGCCATGAAAGAAAAACACCCAAAAACTGCAGATGCTCTTGAAAAGCAAAACTTCATACCCAACACAGATTACCTTAGAGAAGAATGAAAATACTATTCCTTGATATCGACGGAGTACTTGCACTCCCTAAAAATTATGCAACGCAACGCAACAAGTTGCATGCAAAAGACCGCCATGCCAAAGGGCTTGGTGTTCCCTATATGTGGGATGAAAAATGCGTAATTGCGCTTAACCGTTTCATTCGTATGAATGACTTGGAGATTGTTCTCTCTTCTGACTGGCGAATGCACTTTACAATGGATGAGATTGATATGATCTTCAAAATTAATGGAGTTGCAAAATCGCCAATTGGCTTTACGGTTCGTGGCGGTAAAATGAGCGCATCGCTTGAGTACAATCGAGTAGCGGAAATTGAAGACTGGGTTGAAATTAACCGAGTTGCAATGTGGTGCGCAGTGGATGACATGAACTTATCTAAGTTAGGAACACGGTTCGTACAAACTGATGAACGCACGGGATTTGCTGCAAAAGGTTTCATTGAAAAAATGGAAAATGCTCTTTACCCAGAATCTCGGTTTGCACAACAGTAAGTTGTTAACAGTGCAAAAACCTTTTGCACTCATTTGCATATAAGAACTATAATCAATTAAGAATAGCATGGGAACCAATTACTATCGTATACCTACCGAGTCTGAAATGGAAAAGCGTCGCGGCTTATTGCAGACTAGAATTCGCACAATGGAAATAACTCCTGGAAATCTTGAACGCAATATGGCTTACATGGAAAATCCCAAAGACCAATGGTCTTATCTGAATCCGTGGGATGAATTCATAGCAGACGCAAACGTTCACTTAGGAAAACGCTCAGGTGGCTGGAAGTTTTGCTGGAACTTTCACGAAGACAAATACTATAAAGACAAGGCTATGTTGGAAGCGTTTATCCGCAGTGGCCGTGTAGTTGATGAGTACGGAACCGAGATAGAAGTAGAGGAGTTCATCAAAATGGCGATGGAGTGGGGGCAACCCGATGGGTGGGACACGCAATCCTACTACGTTGACAACCCATCACATAGAATTTCCTGGATGGATCCAAGCAAATATGAGGATCGTTACGTGGACGGGCTTCGCATATCATCATCTACAGAGTTTAGTTGATGAAAAAGCTATTGCGAGCATGTGAAAGATGGTTTGAGCTGAACCTGGGTTGGTTCTTCATTAATGGACGCAAACAAGAGGTATGGCATGAATACCTAAGAAAGAAATATGGCAAAGAAACAAAGCATTGATGTAAAGAAGGTTATGCTTGGTATGACTGGTGAACGAATAGTCGCTCACTATCTTCGTAAGCGTGGTCATGAGGTGGAGGAATCTCTGGATCCTTTTGATTCCGAGAAGGATATGCTTATGGATGGAAATAAGATTGAAGTAAAAACACAAGTTCCATTTTTGGTAGAGGACTCGTTTGCAGTTAGCCCAAACCAACTACCAAAAATACGTGGTAGCCATCGGGTCTATTTTGTGTCTGTTCCACCAAGTCGAAATGTCGATCCTAATGCAGGTTGGATCTATGAACTCACCGATACCGAAAACTTTAAGTGCCACCGTAGAATGCTTTCTTCTGGTAGGGAAACTTTATGCATACCTCGCAATCAAACAGTCATGCAAAAGCTTGCAAAGATTGAAGACGAAAAGTTACTTAACACATTACAACTACTATCAACATCATACCTATGACACTACTAGAAGTAGAACTATATAAAGGAGTTAATATGCAACTCACCAAAAGCATTTATCAAAAGAAATTGACACGGTACCCACATATGAAAAGTATTGAGCGGTACCACGTGGAATGGCAAGTTTCAGGTAGCAATGGTTGGACCTCAATTGGAGAGTTTAGCACGCTTAAGAAAGCAATGAATCACCTTGGTAAGATGATGAAGGCATCAAAAAAGTTGGAATTCAAAATTAAAGAAAATGAACAATCTAGACAAGCAATACAAACAGCTGCTTTCTGATGTGATGCAGTTCGGCTCCGATAAAGCCGACCGCACTGGAACTGGAACACGTAGCATTTTTGGCTACACCATTCGGCATAATATGAAGGATGGCTTTCCTCTTCTGACTACAAAGAAAATGTATTGGAAAGGAATTATGACTGAGCTGGTTTGGTTTCTAAGAGGAGATACAAACATCAAGTTCCTTGTAGAAAATGATTGCCATATTTGGAATGGCGACGCTTACAAGAACTACGAGAAGTGGTATGAGCATATGAGTCAAACCACACCTTTTGAAGTTCCTAGAAAGTTTACGATGGAAGAGTTTGCAAAGTCTATAAAATTAGATGATTGGCACGCTAAGCAGTTTGGTGAATTAGGACCTGTGTATGGTAAGCAATGGAGAAAATGGAGTTCATATCCAAATAAGTATGGTGAATATGAATCTAATCCAACAGACCAAATCGCAAACCTAATCAACGACCTTAAAACAAATCCCGACTCAAGGCGATTGATGGTTAATGCTTGGAATGTAGGTGAATTAGACCAAATGGTTCTACCACCTTGTCATTATGGATTCCAGGTTTATACAAGAGAGTTGACGTTTGAGGAAAGATATTCATTATTCTCAAAAAACCCATACGATGGAAATGGACGTGGTATGATTGATACTCTTAACTACTTGGATGATAAGGGATATCCTACCAGAGCTATTTCATTAATGTGGAATCAACGTTCAGTAGATACATTCTTAGGTTTGCCATTCAACATTGCATCTTACGGATTGTTATTAGAAATCATTGCAAAAGCAGTTGGCATGGTTCCCGACCAGTTAATTGGCAGCCTTGGCGATGTTCACATATACAGAAATCACTTTGACCAAGTCAATGAGTTGCTCACCCGTGAACCTTATGAGTTGCCAAATCTCAATATAAATACTGAGTGGTGGCCTACTGAAAGTGGAGAATGCGGAGTTGGACCTATTGACGCACAGGCAGTTTTCAATGGGTTCTCGGACATTAGCTTTTGCAAATGCCTGTTAGAGGAAGACATACAGCTTGGAAACTACAAAAGCCACCCAGCTATTAAAGCACCGCTAAGTAACTAACATGGAAGAAAACAAATCAATCATCAACTGGGAATTACATCAAAAGCTCAGAGGTGGCGATAAGATAAAGATAAGTAAAGAGATTATGACAAACAAAAAAGACCTTGGGCTTATTAATTATGAAGGTGATGTCCTGAAAATGCGCAAAGTATCAGATGACGAATATGTGATATATGACCAATGGGACAGCATTGTGGAAATCATGAACAGGGAAAAGTTTTGCGAATGGCTTGACGGAGATTTTGCATTAATTGATAGCCAAGGAAAGCACTGGGTTTATACCGAGCAACACAGAGATGCTCGTCAAGCGTTGAATGTCATATTTGAATACATAAAATGAGGTTTGTAAAGTACGCCCTCACCTGGATATCAAGCAACCTATCCGTACCTTTTTGGATGGTAGGACACATACACTTAATGACTAGTGTTTATGCAGATGTACAAGAAATCCTAGCATCGCTGGGTATGAATATACTGGTAGCCATAGGCTTCTGGATAAGTTGGAAAGATTATGAACAAGAACAAAATGAAAAAGATAGCCGTAAGGTGGCTGATTGCAATTCTAGCACTTGCACTTGCGGTAATAGTAGTTTACGCTGAAACGCAAATATGGTAAGTGACAGCCTGAAGGCAATAATCAAAAAGCACAAATGGCGAATCGCCTTGATATACACTTATGTGTTTATTGCTCAGTGCCTCTTTCTTGTTGAACCATATCTGCTTGGAAAAGCTATTGACCAAACTATTCATGGAGAATACTACTTCCTCTTTCTGTTGTTAGGCGTCTTTATTGCTGAGAACCTTTTTATGTATCGCCGAATGGTGTATGACACAAAGGTTTACACTGACATTTACAATGAAATTGTGATTGACTATTTGGAAAGGGACCAGGACTCTGACACCTCTACCAAGATTGCTAGGACTGACATGGCATACAACCTCATTAACTTCCTGGAAAATGACCTTCACTACCTACTTATGTCTGTGATGTCAATTATTGGAAGCCTCTACTTCATATTTGCAGAAAATGCTCTGACTGGAATTGTGGTTCTCTTTTGCATTGCACCAGTTTCATTGATAGTAAAACTTCTCTATAAAAAGATTGCCAAGGCTACAAGAGTAGGGAATACCCATTACGAGCAAAAGTCTTCCATTATGCAAACGGAAGACATGGCATTAATAGAGAACTTTTACAAGAGACGCAAAAAGGTGATTGTGGCATCCTCAACATTGCAAGGTAAAAACTGGGCAGCCCTTAACTCTGTCAAGTCAGCCTTCCTCATTATTGCCGTCATAGTGTTTACCGGAAATGTTGGTAACATAACACAAGGCTCGGCAGTTTCCATGTATGCCTACATCAACCAGTTCCTCATCTCGGTTCTCTCAATTCCAATCAGCGTGGAAATCTTTACCCGCATCAAGGATGTCTTGGCCAGAATAAATTGTTAATAACTTTTTGCCAAAACATTTCTTTTTGTGGTTTCTTTTGGTTAATTTTATACTATCAAACAATTAACTAATATGGAATTTCCGCTAGACTTTGAACTTCACGAAAACCCGGTTTACACTGGAATCAACTACATCTTTCGTCGCGATAACGGCGGTCTTATCTCAGTATTTTCACATCCAGGATCTGACCTCTACGAAATCTTCGACATGGAATACATGGAAGACGTGGAACTAATGACAATGAAAGAAATTCAAAAGTACCTGGATCGTGAACCTATCCGACAACTTATCAAAATCACACCTGAAAGACTTAACTAATATGACACTTACATTTCAATACCTGGTAGATACTGCTCCGCAAATTGTAAAAGAAAAGCTCGAGCAACTTAAAACTCTTAGGGAACGCCCTGACTACCACCCCGAACCTAGCACATACCACCACATAGAAATTGTGGTAAACCGATTGCTTCAAACCGGCGACCCGGACTTGGCAATGGCTGGAATGCTCCACGATATTTGTAAATTGGATTGCGTAAAGATCCATCCAAAGTCTGGGCATCCAACATCGCCTGGGCATGATGCAGCAGCATCTGACCTCATAATGCAATCACCAGAAATCCAACAATGGATTCGTGATAACGGAGCGGACGAAACAAAGGTTGCTGCAATCTGTCTTTATCACATGAGGTTTCATCAGCTTGGGCAAATGCGTCCGTTCAAACGCGAAGCGCAAATCCAAAAGTGGACTGACCAAGGTATCTGGAAAAAGCTTCAATACCATGGAGCGGCTGACAATATGTTGGTGGAATTCGACATGGACGACTTAGACAAATCATTCAAATTCAACAAATAACATGAAAGCACTATTCCTACTACGCGGCTTACCGGGTGCCGGCAAATCTACCCTGGCAAAATCTATCGGAGGTATTCACTTCGAGGCTGACATGTACTTCTTAGACGAAAACAGCGAGTATAAGTTTGACCCTACTAAATTAAGGGATGCACACGCATGGTGTCAGGGCTCGGTTAGTAATGCAATGATATTGAACCACACCACCGGAGAAAATGAAAAGATCGTGGTATCTAACACATTTACTCAGGAATGGGAAATGGATGCATACTATGCATTGGCTGAGGACTGGGGCTACACCGTCTTTTCGTTGATTGTGGAAAACCGTCACGGTGGGAAAAACACACACGGAGTCCCGGAAGACAAATTACAAATAATGAAAGACAGATTTGAAGTAAAGCTATGACAAACTATAAAGAAACATTCGATGAGCTTGTAAGAGAAGGTTGGTTAATTTCTCAAGTCCACCCAACACTGGATTTGACAATCTACAACTATTCACAGAAGACCCAGTACGAAGGGTACTGGACACCTGAGACTCTTGCTGCTCGTGGATTGGTTCTGAATAGCAAAGGTGTTATAGTCGCTCGTCCTTTTGCAAAGTTTTTCAACGCAGAAGAAACAAAAGACGCTCTGCCAAACGAACCATTTGAAGTCTATGAAAAAATGGACGGATCGTTGGGAATCTTCTTTTGGTATGCAACTGAAGAAAAGCTGCATCCAGTATTTGCATCTCGTGGATCCTTTACTTCAGACCAGGCGGTAAAGGGTTGGGAAATGCTACAAAAGCTTCCTTACCATGATTTGGCATACGGCCATACACACATGTTTGAAATCATCTATCCGGAAAACCGAATAGTGGTGGACTATGGCAGCAATGAAAAATTGGTGTTACTTGGTGTTATCGAAACCGCTTCAGGACGTGAGGTGCAAAGAGAAAACATAGAGGATCATCTAGGACACTCCTTTGAATTAGTAAAAAGATACCAATTCAAAAATTCTTGGGTTCATCTAAAGGCACATAATGATCCCAATCGTGAAGGCTATGTATTGGTGTACCCAAATGGCTTCCGTGTAAAGGTAAAGTTTGAGGAATACGTTCGATTGCATCGCATCATAACTCAAGTTTCTTCAATTGACATCTGGGAAAAACTAAAAACAGGTGAAAGCCTTGATGAGATACTTGAATGCGTACCTGATGAGTTTTTCGGATGGGTACGTTCTTTGGAGGCTGATTTGAAAAGTCAATATGCTACTTTAGAAAATGAGTATAAGTTGATCTACTCAGCGGTATTCCAAACTTCAAAGGATCGCAAGGAATTTGCTGAAACGGCTAAGAAATTTAAGCACCCTGGATTGTTATTTAGCATGGCAGATGGCAAGGACTATTCTGAAGCTATTTGGAAAATGCTACGCCCTGCATGGAGTAAGCCTTTTAAGGCGGACTCCGTGGAGGATAAATAATACATGGCAAAGCATGTAAAAGCACTATTCATTAGTGATGTCCATTTAGGAAGCAGAGAATCGAAAGCAGGTGAGCTTGCCACCGTGCTGGGAGAGTACCTACCGGAAACTCTCTATATTGTAGGAGACTTCATTGACGGTTGGCTACTGGCCAAGAAAAACTATTGGCCGTCGTCTCACGTTAAGCTGATTAACAAAATTTTGGGGCTCATCAGTGAAGGCACTAAAGTTGTCTATGTTACTGGAAACCATGACGAGTTTTTGCGTTCATATAAGAAACTGGATTTTGGCAAACTCGTTGTTGTGGATGAAATTGTTGTTGAGGGTCACCTCATTATCCACGGAGACCGATTTGATAGTGTAATGCATGCAAGCAGAACACTAGCTCTGGCCGGTACTTTCTTTGCTGATATGATAAAAATCGTCAGAGATTGGTTTGGCGCAGTTCAACGAAGTCTAAAAATACCTGCATCTAAAAGAAGCAAAAACTTTAGAAAGAAATTGTTTGACGGCTATGTTTCAACATATCAAGCTCTTGCTGGGTATGAAAAGGCGTTGGCCCAGTATGCAGAAGAAAAGGAATGCCACACTGTAATATGTGGTCATATGCACAAAGAGGCAGACTTAAAAGTTGGAAACATCCGTTACCTCAATTGCGGTGATTGGATTGTTAACCACAGCTACCTTGTATGGGATGCCAATGGTATCACTGTACACAATAAAAATGATGATGGAAAAAGTGGAGCTGAAAAAATACATAAGCGTAGTAATTCCGGCCTTTAACGAGGAAAACTACATAGGAGGACTTCTTGAAGATCTTACCAAGCAGCATCATTCAAAAGGTGTACACATCATAGTTGCCGACGGAGGATCAACCGACCGCACCGTAGAAATTTGCAACTCATATCAAGATCGTCTTAATATCGAAGTAATAGAAGGAGGCTCAGTAACTCGTGGCAGAAATGCTGGATTGGAAGAGGTTCGCACTGACTGTGTTCTATTTATTGATGCAGATGTTAGGCTCACAAGTCCGCTACAACTCTATAGTGTTTGGTACGACTTGGGAACTTATCGATTGGTACGAGCAAAACTTCGTAGCGATTCCGGACTTATGAGTTCGTTTGCATATTGGCTTTTTAACAAGGTTAACATCATCATTTCTAAGCGTCGACCATTTGCAGTCGGCTCATTTTTTGGTACACGTACATTGGCAATACGCAAACGCGGCGGGTGGGATGAAAGCTTGATACATGGAGAAGATTGGGTTCTATCCGGAAAGTACGCTCCGGAAGACTGTAAAGTTTCCACTCATTTCATAACGGTAGACGACCGACGTTTCAAGAAGACTGGGTACTTTGGCATGTTCAAACTGATGATTATGTCTGCCTGGAAAGGCGAAGAATACATGCGCCAGGATCACGGGTACTGGAAATAGTTTTCAAATTGTTAATAACTTTTTGCCAAAACATTTTTCTATGTGGAAACTATTGGTTATTTTTATACTATAATTAATTAATCAAATATGGCAAACACAAAGACATATCCTATTTACATCTTGCACAACTCTGCAGGGTGGGCCAATCCATCAGCAATTAGTTCATCTGCAAATGAAGTAGTATTCGATATGGCAAAGATATCGGAAGAACTAAAATCAAAGGTCTATGGTCAAATCGGCATCGTTGAACTGACTCGCGCTGAGATGCAAGAAATACACGACGCCAGAACTGCAATCCGTAGAGTAGGCGCTAAAATGATGGCTAACTTAGGAATTGTAAAAGAGTAAAATTGTTAATAACTTTTTGCCAAAATGTTTTCTACTTTGAAAACTTTTGGTTAATTTTATACTATAATTAATTAATCAAATATGAACAAACTACCGAACTACGCTAAAGCATTACTTCTTCACGGGGCTGGGACCTTAGGTTCTTTTACTCAAGGTTACTATTTTGTAGAAGAAAAACTATATGCTCGCGATGCTCAAGTACTACTCGAATTCTGTAAATGGATCGATGCCAATATCGGCGGCGCTGCTTCAGGAAACATCGACATGCTTTTTGCTGCATTCAAAAACCCTCGTAACGCTGAATTAGCTAGCCAGGCCACTACCTTAGCCAATCGTATTAAAGCACTTAAATCTCTCTAATATGTATTCATTAAACTGCTCTTACTACACAGCACAATTCCCGAGCTTAGGAGACTTAATCTCACACGTTATGATTAGCGGCATGGACCCTAACTATGAAATCACAAAAGACGGCAAGCCAACCGGTGAATTGGCAATTGACCACATAACATTCTAAATTTATCAAATATGAGTCTATACAATATGCTCTTCGGACAAAATCCAGCTACTCCAATTTTGATGGCTGCACTTAACCTTGAAAACCAGGCACCCGAAAACTGGGAAGAACGTTTCAATGAGTTATCTGATGATTGGGGAGAACTTGATCTATACAGCGAAGGCGGCCAAGCCTTGATGAAGGAAGCCAAAGAAATTGGCTACTATCCAACCGGTCGTTTCCGTGACATCTACTACGAACACACTGAAGGCTCTGAACCAAAGATCATACTCTACACTCGTAATGGCGGTGGCAACCGCGAGCACTACCAATATGTTTTTGATCTATTGGAAAACCACCCGTTGCACATCACCGACTATGACGACGACTTCGACTGCACTTACGCCTACATTGAATTCAAGGCTCCGGAAAGCATCATCAAGTTTTTCGACGGAATGAAGACCGGTAAACTTGCCAATGTTTCTGAGAAGTTCAAGGCTGAGATCGAGGCAATGGAAAAAGGTAAAGAACCAAACGCTCAGCTAATGAGCATTATTGAAAACATAGCAAAAGAACTATAATGAAAAGATTCTATCGCTCAAGAACGAGCAACGTCATTGGCGGAGTCTGTGGTGGACTCGGCGACTATACTGGAATTGATCCTGTCCTGTGGCGGGTGGCATTCTTCCTCACCTGGTTTCTAGGTTCAGTCTCATTCTGGATCTATGTAACCTTGTGGATTGCATCAAGTAAAGAACCAAAACAAGCATAATGAATAACATACTCGAAAAACTTAACGACACTGGAAACGGCATTTATGAGATCGTTTTTGAAGGAGGAGACTACCTAGACACTCCTGAATTGGTAAAGCTCAACAAGGCTGGCTACATTCTTGTAGGAAGCTGCACCGATGTTGATTACGAAGACGAGGATGAGGTTGGTAACATCATTCATGGCTTGTCAATGGACATCTACTACTTTGGAAAAGTCAACGTAAAGCAATTCACTGAACTCTTAGACATCTAAAAACAATTAACATGAACGAAGTAAAGTATGTAATCGTCAATGGCTGTGCAATTGTATTCTCGGCCGCAATCCAACACAAGGACATGGTTGGCTACAACGAAAAATGCGAGGGTGCTGGTTTTGTTCGATTTGACACTGAAACCGATCCTACATACGGAGACACTATCATCGTTGCAAAATGCTATGGTAAGTCAGTATCACTTGGAATTGAATCTCGTCCAGAAGAGGACAGCCGCATTGTAACAAGACAAATCACAAACACTTATTAAATATGGGACTAGACATGTATGCGTACCGCACATCGGTACAACTTAGCAAGCCGGTAGATTTCAGTGATGAAATTCAAAGCAACTGTAGCGAAATCCAGTACTGGCGCAAGCATCCAAACCTTCATGGGTGGATGGAAAGCCTCTACCGCGAAAAGGGTGGAGACGGCGACTTCAACTGCAATCCAGTGGAACTTACATCAGAAGACCTGGATCGTCTGGAGGAAGATATTCGCAACGGAGGATTGCCTCACACATCAGGTTTCTTCTTTGGAGAATCACAAGGTAATGATGAAGAAACCAACGAAGACTTGGCATTTGTTGAAAAAGCTCGACAAGTAATTGCTGAAGGTGACCGTGTTTTCTACGACAGCTGGTGGTAAGATAAATAAGACATGCTAATCATCGACGTAAAACGGGAGGGCAACATAGAAAAAGCCCTGAAACTCTACAAGCGCAAGTACATTAAAGTCGGAATCGTGAAAGAACTTCACGAACGTGCCGAGTTCAAGAAGAAATGCGTAAAGAGGAGAGATACTCTCAAGCGAGCTGCTTACCGAGAATCCTTGCGGGTTCTGGAATCCCAAGACTAGGTTTGTTCATAACCTATTAAAAATTGTTAATAACTTTAGGCCGAAAGATTTTTTTCTTTCGGCCTTTTTGGTTAATTTTATACTAACAAATTAAAAATAATATGCCACAACTTTTCAAAGTAGGAGGATGCGTCAGGGACGAAATCTTGGGCATCGACTCCAAAGACATCGACTTCACCTTTGTGGTGGACGACTTGAGGCTAAGCGTTGAAGACGGATTTGCCTCCATGTACAAGTGGATGTCTGACCGTGGCTTTCAAATCTTCCTCTCTACTCCGGAATGCTTTACCATCCGTGCAAAGTTTCCCAAGAACGATCCGAATGAAGGACTGGTAGCAGACTTTGTAATGGCACGCAAGGAGATTGGCTACATGGAAGGAACCCGCCGTCCAATCCTGGCTCTCGGAACTCTGGAGGATGACTTGGTTCGCAGGGACTTTACCCTAAACGCATTGGCAGTTTCTGAAGATGGGGATCTCATCGACTTGTTCGAAGGACAAAAGGACTTGGCAAATAGATTGCTCCGCACTCCACTACCTGCCAAGCAGACTATGATGGACGACCCGCTTCGTATCATGAGAGCATTGCGTTTCAAAATCACCAAAGGCTTCAGTATCTCCGATGAAATCTGGTTAGCCATGATGCAACCTGAAATCCTGGACAAACTCAGGACCACGGTAAGCGCGGAAAGAATCCGAGAGGAACTCTTCAAGATGATGAAGCACGATACCGTTGCAACTTTAAGATTGTTAAACCTAGTCGACAGCAAATCCATACCAGGTTTCATGGACTTGGTGTTTGATAGAGGACTGTGGCTTAAACCAACTTTTGAATTATGAGCTGGAATCACCGAGTGCTAGCAAGCGAACACAAATATGTAGACGGAACTACCGAGATGTATTTTGAAGTCTATGAAGTCTACTACGATAAAGACGGCAAGCCAGACGGCTACACCGCTAATCCTATCACGATAGGAGGAGATAGTCTGGAAGGCTTACGCTGGACGGCGGACCGCATCAAAGAAGCATTAAGCAAGCCTATCCTCTGGGAGGGTGATAGGTTTCCTGAAGAATACACTAAAGTAAAAGAACTATGATAGACAACATACAACAAATCAAGACTCTGCTGAACTTCTCCGAACCTGGAGATTTCTACATGCTCTATGTCTTTAAGCGCAAGAAGGACCAGCCCGAAGGCGAACGCGATAACCATCAATCAGTCCGCACTATCAAAACTTATTGCATCGAAAGCCTGGACCACTTGGAACGTCGCTATGAAGAAATCAAACAACTTTGCGAAATGTTCAAGGCTCGCGCTTACATACACGTCCAAAAGCAGAACCACCAAGAGGTTTCACTGAATATGATGGTGGCGCTTGCTGAAAGGATCCGCAACGGTCAGACCAATCAAAAAGGATTGTTCGACTCTGTGGTTGGCCAACTCAAAACCAACGAGAAAAGATGGATCGTTGACATTGATACCAAAGACGAGATCGAGGTTCACCGAGCAGCACACATCATCGATGGAATCAGGCCTGACGGACCAAAGATCATCGCGGTCATTCCAACCAAGAACGGTTACCACTTCATCACCAAGAGGTTCGATGTCTTGGAGTTCAACAAGAAGATGGAAGTGTACGGCGCTGTTCCGGACATTCAAAAGAAGAACCCAACTCTGCTCTACCTACCAGAGAGTCTTTCCTGTTAATAACTCTATAAAACTATGTGTAACTACTGAATAAAAGATATATGAAAAAGCTATACCAAACCATCCGTCTACGCATGGAATTCCCATCGCTGCTAGACATAGCCGTAGCACTTACAATCACAGTGCTATTAGGAAATCTAACTGGCGAAATCGTCAGTCGCCCCATCAACTCTTACGTCCAAGCGTCGTTTATGTTGGGGACTCTTGCGCTAGGGATCATCACCATTCGAATGATTGCCCTATGGATAATGGAATACATCAACAACAAATAAATTCACTCTAAAACAAACAAAACATGATTACAATCACGCTATTACTAGCAACCATCGTAACTGCAGTCTTGATGGCACTGCGCGGTTTCAACGCTGCTAAATCTGCAGCCAAACCAGACAAATGGGGAGACTCAAAAATCTCATCCACATGGATAATCAAGCCAATCATCGTTTTTGTTGGCGGCCTTTTGCTGACACTCATCCAGCCCTATAAGCTTGAGCGTGTCGACGCAGGTCACAAAGGCATCAAGGTTAATTTGACCGGGAATGAACGAGGAGTTTCCAACTATCAATACAAAACTGGTTGGGTTCTCTACAATTCATGGTTCGAACAAATGTTAGAATTCCCCACATACCAACAACACATCGAGTACTCTGACCAGGTGGTAATCACTAAGGGTGGTTTCTCTGCTACAATCAAACCAAGCTTTAACTACTCACTTAAGCCTGATGCAATTGGGGACATGTTCGTCAACCTTCGCCTGGAAATCAAAGACATTGAACAGGGCTGGCTCAAGAATGCCATCGTATCATCGGTTAATGACGTAGCTAATAAGTGGGAAGTGGATGCAATCTTTAATCAACGCGAACAGTTCGAGGCTGCCATTGTTGTAGAATGTAATAAGCGCCTTGCAAAATGGTTTGAGGTAAGCCAATTACGTACTAACATCATTCCGCCGCAATCACTACAGGCTGCTATTGAATCTAAAACCAAGGCAGTTCAGGAAGCACAAGCAGCAATGCAACGAAAACTAGTTGCTGAGGCCGAGGCTCAAGAGAAAATGGCAATTGCACGAGGCGATTCTGCCAAGTTACTTATTGGCGCCAATGCTGAAGCAATGTCTATGAAAATTAAACAGAGAGAACTTACTCCGCAATACATCGAATTTGTTAAGTGGTCAAGGTGGGATGGTAAAATGCCTACTACAGTTGCTGGCAACAGCGGAACTCTTCTAAACATTAAGTAATGAGAACCACTCTTCTCACAATCATTTCAGTAGTGTTGCTATCTTCATTGGTAGCAACACTAATCATTTTTTTGGTTGATAACCAGAAAAAGAAATACAAATACGAGATAGTGAGTGGCGGCAGCCAGCACTACTACACAACAGAATACACCAAAACGCAGGACGGTTGCATCACCTTCCAGAAGCATTGCGACTGCGGCGGAGACGAATTGGAAACGGTAGTTCTCTGTGGTACTTACACAATCGAGGAAAACAAAGATTACGATCCTTCACACGCAATCAAATAACATGAAAACAATTGAGGTACAAGGAAGAACACTGCAATACGAAACTCTCTGGGTACGTTACGGCGAGGACTATGGATCTGACCCGGTCACTGTCTTTTACGAAGGCACGCAAACGGTCAGCAGAAAACGGTGGTTACTCTTTGGCCCCACCATTGAAAGTCAGCAACCCAAGGAAGTTTTCCGGATCTATGCAGACACAGAAAACTTGGATCTTTCCAAATCTTGGTGGCGAAAGCAAATTACGCTTAAGCTTGAATTGCTTAACCGCAAAGAAGAAATAGAAAAAGGAGAACTTATATGAGCGAAGACTACTCTCCATACTGTAAAAAATGCGAATCCTGTGGAGTAACTGGATGTTGTAGCCCAACAATCTGTCAAGGCGGAGAAGACTGTGAATACCCGGAAACAAATCTATCCGAACTTAAGTTTGGTTGGTCTATGAATAAGTACTTCCAAAAAGAGATCTATCCACACTTACCAACAGACATCCAAGCAAAGTACGATGCTGCATGGGATATTGAGTACGACCAATGGCACAAATAACAATATAATGAAAGACATACCCGGAACAATCTTCTCTCCTGTTTTTATGACAGAGGAAGAGTACGAAGAAGGCTACAAGCAATCGATCTTCTATGTGGAAAAAGACTACATGGAAGAGTACCGTAAACATATGGTTGCAATGGAACATATTGCTAACATTGCCAAGACTTACATCTTGAAGAACTGGAAAGGCGTCACCGACTGGAGCGGACTTGAAGTAACCATTACGCATGGTCCGACCGGGGAAAAGACGAAGTATTACAACTACGTGGAAATGGACCGCTCTACAAAAATGAGCGAAACCATGCGCAAGGTGTTTGAGGGAATCGATGAAAGCAACCGGGCTAAGCACAATCCAATCCGCGAGTTCAATGAGGTTGTGCTGGATCCAACCGATGGCGACTTCTCAATAACCGTCAATGGAGATGTACAGCATTGGTGGATTAGTGACGATGAGGTTATCATTATTGCAGACTACATTGAGAAGCAATTGTCCAAAGATTGTTAATAACTTTTAGGCAAAACATTTCCTAGTTTGAATCTCTTTGGTTATTTTTATACTATACAAAAAAACAATAACATGGCAAACTTATCAATGCTCAATCTGGCTTACCCAGAAAATTCAGAGATTCCATTCACAATCAATCGGTTTCCCGATGGTCAGCAATCCATTACACTGGATCAACCTGGATTTTTGCAAAGCGTCGCTGTAAAGATCTACAGCCGTCTCAATGATTTCCGTGACTTGGAACTTATCATCTGTGCAAACCAGGCACTTCGAAACAACGGAGCTTCTCAAGTCTTCCTGTACACGCCGTACTTCGTGGGTGCTCGTTCTGACCGCCGCTTTACACCTGGCGATGTCAACTACTTAAAGCAGGTAATCTGCCCCATCATCAATGCTCAAAAGTTCGATGCTGTGATTGTACTGGATCCACACTCTGACGTGTTGGAAGCCTGCCTCGACAATTATGAAAAGATCGACAATCACAGGATCGTCAAGGGTGCTTTGGAATCCATCGACAACAAGGACGGTGCACAAGACCGCGTCGTCCTGGTATCACCCGACGCAGGCGCCTACAAGAAAATCTTCGATGTGGCTCAGAAGTTTAAGATTGAAAAGATCATCACCGCTAACAAGGTGCGCGACATTAAGACTGGAAAGATACTTCGTACAGAGATTCCCACGCTGGACCAACACAACGACTTGAAATATGTCATCGTCGACGACATCTGCGACGGAGGTCGGACTTTCGTGGAACTTGCCAAAGCGATTCACGACAGCCGCCCTACCGCTAAGGTCTACCTGGTAGTCACTCACGGAATCTTTTCCGCTGGCTTTGGAGAACTCAACAACCATTTCCCTCAAATCTTTTGCACAAACTCTGTAAAGGATGTAGACAATTCACAAGTAACTCAATTCAATGTATTCTAAAATGAACACATACCACCTACTAATCATCGGCGGTCATACCTCCTGGAGAGAAGAATTAAAGGCAGATAGTTTTACCACGACCACAAACAATAGTACTTCAAAAGGCTACTATGCGTTCCACGCAAATGGCGAATTGGTGGCGTGCTACCCAATCGATAGAACAGCAATAACCAGCATTGAAAGACCATGATCAACTACATCGACGGAGACTTAATCAAACTTGCGAAGGAAGCAAAGTTTGATGTGATAGTACACGGCTGTAATTGCCATAGCAAAATGGGTGCAGGAATTGCTCCACAGATGGCAGAGGCTTTTGGCTGTGACAGATTTGGAATGGAACTCTGGGGTTCTGATGTAAATAAGCTAGGCAACATTGACTATCAAACTTTTGTTCTAGGAGAAAAGACAATCTTTTCTCTATCAGATCTCAAGAATAATCGCAATGAGCCCCAGCTAACTGTGGTCAACGCGTATACACAATTCAATTACGGAAGAAACCACACGGATGGTGATCTTCGCCCATTCGATTATGAGGCATTCACAATTTGTATGCGCAAGTTAAACATTGAGTTTGGTGGTAAACACATCGGAATGCCTAAGATCGGTGCTGGTCTTGCGGGCGGGAACTGGAATCGCATAGAACATATCATCAATGTTGAACTCAAAGACTGTCAAGTCACAATCGTAAACTACAAACCATAAACATGGCAATAGGACCAAATCAATTAAATGAAAACTTCATGGCTGAAGTGGATTTCTTTGAAGACAAGATCGACGGAATATTGGCGAACAAAAAAGTTGCTCCAAAATCATCGATTAACGTAGATGTACCAAATGGCATGTCATATTCGCACTACCAGATCCTAAAAGAGAGGTACATTAAAGCAGGGTGGGCTGATGTTAAATGGTCCAGCGATCAAAGAGAAGGTTGCTGGCTATCTTTTTCTTTGAACGTGTCGACGCATTCATCAGATTGGAGAGACCTCTAATTCACAATCACAAACTACAAACCATGAAATACGAACATTTTAGAAACATTGTACACGAAGCCATCGACCGTTTTGGCGTAATGCAAATTGGCGGAGAAGGCGGTGAAGTCAACCACCAAGCAGCTACCGATTGGTTAGAAAGAAACTATCCAGAGAATCAGGTCAACGCCGATCTTGATGCAAGAGACCAACTTATCCAACTTTACGAATCACAGATCATGGACTTGACGCTCATGTCAAAGATCGAACTCGGTGATGGTGTAATTGAAGAAATCCGCAGACTAAAAACCGCCATAAATGAATAGAACATATCGAATGTATGGGTTCGTCCCCTACAACCTCAGCCCAATCCAACAGGGAATCCAGTTTGGTCACGCAGTACAAGAGTACAACAACTTGATGATGGCTCTTAGCACAGAGGTAAAAGCTGCTGAGCGAGCTGCCTTTGATGCATGGCGCAAATGCGACAAGACTTTCATCATCCTCAATGGAGGCACTACAAACTCCAACCCAGAGCGCATTGGCACTCTGAACAAGTCCTTAATAGAACTTACCGACGCGGGCGTACTGTGCGCCTCTTTTCGGGAGCCTGACTTGGGCGACCAGCTGACTGCATTCGTCTTCATCGTCGATGACCGAGTGTTTGACAGGGAAGAGTTTCCTGACTACACGATTCCTTATGAAGAGCTGGAAGCCTATAAGCAGGCAGGAAAAGACTTCTCAAAGCTTCCCAGCTACATCAGCTGGAAAACTCAATTTGGCAGAGACGCTAACACTATCATCTTCCTCCGTGACTACCTAAGAAACTTCAAACTTGCATGACATGAAAATCATCAAACCAACAACCGAAGACCAAGCACCCGAGCTCAATACAGTGACGGTGTTCCTGGCCGGCTCCATCGAGATGGGTGCCGCTGAGGACTGGCAGGTCGAACTACCTAAGCGTTTTGAGAACGAACGCGTCACCTTTTTCAACCCTCGCCGAGACGAGTGGGACTCTTCCTGGAAACAGGAGCAAACCAATCCGCAGTTCAACCATCAGGTAAATTGGGAAATGAACAAGTTGGAAGAATGCGACATCATCTTCATGTACTTCTCTCCAGGAACACAAAGCCCGATTTCTCTCCTGGAATTAGGCATGCATTGCGATGATCACAAGATGATCGTCTGCTGCCCGGATGGTTTTTGGCGGAAAGGCAATGTGGAAATCGTCTGCACTCGTCACAACATTCCGCTGTTCAACACAATGGAAGAAGCCATCGGTGCTCTCCGCACAAAGGTTGTAAAAGAGGACCGCGTCTACAAGTGGTAGAAAAATGTTAATAACTTTATGCCAAAAAGTTTTCTAATGTGGATCTTTTTGGTTAATTTTATACTATACAAAAAATAAAAAAAATGAATCCACTCTTTCTCACAGACGGCTACAAGACTGGCCACCACCAACAGTACCCAAAGGGAACCACAAAAGTTTACTCAAACTTCACCCCTCGTTCCAATAAGTACGCGCCGAAAGGTTGCGACCAGGTCGTTTCGTTCGGCCAACAGATGGTTATGCAACAGATTCACGAAGCGTTCCAACGCGACTTCTTCTCGCAACCCAAGGACTTGGTCTGTGGACAGATGAAGGAAGAACTCTCAATGTACTTGGGAACTGACTATGATGTTACCCACTTTGAAAAGTTGCACGATCTCGGCTACTTGCCAATCGCTGTTAAAGCTCTTCCTGAAGGAACTATGGTTCCAATCAAAGTTCCGGTTCTTACAATCTACAACACACACCCAGATTTCTACTGGTTAACCAACTACTTGGAAACAATCCTTTCCAACTTGCTATGGAAGCCAATGACTTCTGCTACTATCGCTCAAGCATACCGCAAGGTTCTTACCAAGTGGATGAAAAAGACCGACCCTGCAAATGCATGGTTCATCGACTGGCAAGGACATGACTTCTCAATGCGTGGTATGGACTCTGCCGAGGCGGTAATCTCTTCTGGCTTAGGTCACCTCACATCATTCTCTGGTACTGACTCATTACCTGCAATCTACGGTGCTCGTAAGTTTTACGGTGCTGAAGGATTTGTGGCCGGTTCGGTTCCTGCAACCGAGCACTCGGTAATGTGCGCAGGCGGTAAAGAGGATGAAACTGATACTTTCCGCAGATTGCTTAACACATATCCAAAAGGAATACTCTCAGTAGTATCTGACACATGGGATCTATGGAAAGTTTGTACCGAACACGTGGTTACCTTGAAAGAAGAAATCTTGGCTCGTGATGGCAAGTTGGTTATCCGTCCTGATAGTGGAGATCCGGTAGATATTCTTTGTGGAGAAAAAGTTATATCTCGTGATTACAGAGATGTTGTTGAAAATGCAGATTTAGATACTTCACATCCAAAATACAAAGGAGTTATTGAATTGCTTTGGGATGTATTCGGTGGAACCGTAAATGAACAGGGCTACAAAGTATTGGATCCGCACATCGGAGCAATCTACGGAGACAGCATTACAATTGACCGTGCTGAAGAAATCTGCCGCCGTTTGGAATCTAAAGGATTCGCATCTACCAATGTGGTTCTTGGTATCGGTTCATTCACTTACCAATACAACACTCGCGATACTTTTGGATTTGCGATGAAAGCTACCTACGTGGAAATAACACATAAGGCTGAATCCGGTAGTCCGGCCTTTGCTGTAGAAGGCAAAGAAATCTTCAAAGATCCTATCACAGATGATGGTACCAAGAAATCTGCAACTGGTCTGCTGCAAGTTACAACCGGCGAAGGCGGTTACAAACTGGTAGACAGACAGACATGGGCTGGTGAATCCGCCGGTTCTTTGCAAATGATCTATATGAATGGTGAATTCCACAACACAGTGGATTTAGCAACCATTCGTCAACGAGTACAATCTGCTATCTAATGTTAGGACTATATGATATGATGGACCAAGCAGCTGCTGAGCTGCTTGGCATCCCAGTGGAGGAATACATTGACCGAACTGAATGGTTGCTTGACAGAAACTTCCAACGAGGTGAACTCCTTATGGATGGAATGTGGTCGGAGGACGAGGCAAAACAAAAACAGGCAGCTCGGCTTTTCTTGGAAGCCACAAACAATTACACGGTTTGCTCATGAAAAAATGTTAATAACTTTTTGCAAAAACATTTTTTTATGTGAAATCTTTTGGTTAATTTTATACTATCAAATTAAATAATAACCTATGGAATTAACCGCCGCAAAGCAAACTTTCAAAAAGGTATCTGACATCGAGGTACCAGAGAAACTCTTTCAAACCATCAAAACCGACTCTCCTGAGTTGGACAGCGTCCTCTCGGAAATTGGTGGATTGGTTCCCTCACAAGTTGTACTCGTAACTGGTAACCCAGGATCTGGTAAGACCACGCTCTGCGCGGTGGTTGGTTCCCGAGTAGCTGAACGCGATAAGCGTCCGGTAGTTTTCCTTTCCTACGAGATGTCTGACTTCCAATTGAAACTGCAAGCCAAGAAAATACCTGGCTTCGACAGCTTGCTCGTCAGCACTCACGAATTCCACGCTCAACCGGGTGGAATTGATATGTTATTTGAAGCGTTAGAAAGTCTAAACCCATCAATGGTAATCGTCGACTCTCTCCAAAAAATGGCTTCTAAAATGTCCGACGGTCCAACCCGTGGTCAAATCGTTTTGGTAGAACGCTTTACCAAATGGGCTAAGAAATCTTTCACGCCTATCATGCTCATTGGTCACAATGACAAAGGTGGAAACTACTCAGGTCCTTCCTTCCTTAAACACGAGGTTGACTCTCACATGACAGTATGGTTCGACCAGGAAATCAGGGAGCGTCTCTTTTCCATGAGTAAGAACCGCTTTGGTGGAAACATGGAAAGCTATTCTTTCCGTATCACGGCTGATGGCGTCTTTATCGGTTCCGAATGGTGGAACCTGGTGGACAGCCAAACTCCCGATGAGGTCCGTGACATGGTAATGGAGTATAAGGGAAGCTCTTCAGGTGAAAACCTCAACTGGGAAAAGTTCAAGGACACCGCGGAAACTCTCGTCTCATACCTTAACCGCAAACACGCCGACCGTTTTGCTACTCACACATTCATTGGTTCTGCCGACAAGGTAAAGCTGACCTGGGAAGGCAAACGCGCATGCTGCTACTTCAAAACCGGTCAAATCAACTTTGGTAAGAAGTTCTTCGACCGGGTAACTGACAAATCTTGGGAATGGGTAGGCTACCGCTCTGAGCGTCCGTTCATTCACACTCACGTAAAGAACAAGGAGGAGGCTGCACTCTGGGTTATCCTTCATGAATGGGTACACCTCTTCAAAGGTTACCAACACCATACCAAGAAAATGTGGAAAGAAATTTCACGCATCGCGGTGGAGGAATCTTGGTTATGGTCAACACCTACAAACGCATAATGATGGAACACGATAAAAATACAATCAACGGTGACTCCTTCCTCTACATTTTTGTAGAGGAAGGCTATGAAGCAGAAAGCTCACCCTACTTCAAAATAGGCATTGTTAGCCATGCTGTTACGGATGACAAAGTGCGGACTTGGAAGAAGTATCAGAACAGCCCATACCCGCCTTCAATTGAACGACGCATTTCAAAGCTCAATAACGGAAACCCTCGTCAAATCAAACCGCTTGCGTATTTCCGCTTCAGCACAGACGATCGTGGAACGGGGCTGCAAAAATCTCGGGCCGTTGAAACCCGATGGAAGAGAAACCTCAAATACGGGATGAATTCGGCAGACAGAAAGACGGCAAGCACTGAATGGTTTAGGATTGACATATCAACCCTGACCACTATTATTGAAACAATCATTAAACATGAATGCGGAAACTACGCAATGCACTGGATTGAAGAACAAAATACAACTATATGGAAATAACACTATCACACTCAGAATCAGAAGACATCTTCTATCGTGCTCTCTGTAATGCAGTTGGCACCGGCTACATGAACGGCTATGGTATTGAACTCACCGCGGATGAGAAGCGGTATGACGAAGCACGTGCCCAACTACTCAAATCCAGCAGTAGTGCCAAGGAATCGGTTTGCTATGAGGACGTACTCATGCAAATCCTACGCATGGGCGGCGCACTCACTTTTGTAGACCACGAAGGTGAAGGCGAGATGGACTCCACTATCAAGATGGAAGATGTACATCGCTTTGTAGAGGACACCGATCCACAGGCAATCTTAAACTTCATCAATGAGAACGATGACGCGGGGGACGCAGACGCAGTGCTACAAACCGTATTTTGGAAACAACAAGTATTCGCATAACATGGCAAAAGCAACATTAGAATTCGACATACACGAGGAGGCAGAAGAACTCAACGACGCAATCAACGGTAGAAAGTGGAAATCGGTAGTCTGGGAAATTGACCAGGAACTGCGTAAGGAAGTGAAGTACAACGAGAACCTGCCTGAGGTGGTTCACGATGCATATAGCGACTTTCGAGACCGGATACGCCGAATCGTCTCCGAGCATGGCCTGGAACTGGGATAGATTGTTCATAAGTGAATGAAAATTGTTAATAACTTTATGCCTCTAGATTTTTTTATGTGAAAACTATTGGTTAATTTTATACTATAATTAATTAACTGATATGGAAAACATCACATTCACCGTAGAAAGCCTCATCGCTGAAGAGGTATCAAAGCATTCCTTAACCACTATGGAACAATCCGTTCTGACCGCCTTCATTGGTGGACTCTACGCAGAACCTGGATTCTCCGATATCGATGCCAAGGACCTTGCACAATGGACCGGTATTTCTACTCGTTCCATTCGAGGCGTACTCTCTTCCCTGGTACAGAAAGGCTATCTCAACATCGACGAGGCTAACGATGCCGGTTATGTTATCATCTACCTCAACGAAAGCAAATTCTATCTGCACCCGGAATGGCGTAACGATGAACCTTGGTACAATAACCCGGAAGGCAAGACTTATGCTGAACTCTACTCCGCGTAAAAAGTTAACAATTTGTTAACACAAAAAATTTTTCTATGTGGAAACTTTTGGTTAATTTTATACTATACAATTAAATAATACGGATATGGCAAAAGCAAACAATTACGGTCTCTCTGAGGAAACAATGGAAAAGGCAAAAGCATACATGGTGCAAGAAGGTTACATGGATCCTTCTGATGATATCATCAGCTACACACGACCAATGGTTGAAGACATCGACTTCATGGTAAAAGCAAAGATTAACCAGTGGGCTGCCGCATACGAAAATTCACAAAACAAATAATATGTCAAAGTTACAACAAACCTTTAGCACCAAAGCTGAAATCGTAAAATGCCTAGTTGAGGAATGGGGCGAAAAGGAAACCTCTTTCTATAACACTGCTACCAACAAACAACGCGAAAAGTTCTGGACTTTCAATCGCTGCCTCAGGCATTTGCACGATTTGCGCGAGAACTACGTCCGCACTTCATATGGTCGCTCCAGAAAAGGATTTGAAATTGAGTAAAATTTAACAATTTGTTAACACACAAAATTTTTTTCTTTCGGATTTATTGGTTAATTTTATACTATACAATTAAATAATATGGTACACTTCAAACAAACCGCAGTCAACAAAGTTATCGCTCTTACTGCCGAGCAATGGGGAATCACTGTAGCTGACCTTACTGGTCCTCGCCGTACTGGTACAATCGCTCAAGCACGTCAAGCATCTATGGCTATCTGCTACTGGAATGGTTTCGGTAAATCCAAAGATATTGCTGCCGCTCACAACCGCGACAACCATGCTACGGTATTACACGCCTGCAACGCGGTAGATTCTGACACACGTCGTAACGCGGCATACAAAGCCAAGGTAATGGCTATCACTGCTCAACTTTAATCATTCACATAATTAACCAGAACATGACAAACGCAGAACTTCAAAAAATCATCGACCGCCGCAATCAATTATTTGTACGCATTGATGCACTATCCACAATGGATACCAACCCTACTATCCAGGACATCAAACTGGAGTACGCTGAGGAAATGACTCGATTGGATAAACTCATCACTGAGAAGCGCGAGTATCTATACAACTTCAAATCAGGTGGTTGGAATAGCGAATGGGCGGTTACCTCTAATCAGGCATATGCTCAAGCAATGGAACGCTGGGGAGATGATCCTAAACTACAGATTGATCCTCAATCATTCCGAGCATCTACACCGGCCGACTATCAAAACTTATTATCTCTATTCCACTAAGATGATAACACAAACATACACCTTCCGAAGCCTGCCCAAGGCTATCCTTAACGACGAAAACGGACGCGGCCTACAATGGTCTCGTGGCGTGGAGGAGGACATCAAATGGGAAATTGGAAACTCACTCAACACACGTTGGTCACCCGACGTTACTGGCACTGATATGATCCTCACGGTGGAAGTACCCGCCGAGGATGCACGATTCCTGGAATGCCTGCTGAACAACCTTCACTCTGGAAAACTCTTAAGCTAAGCATATGACACTATCTGAACTACGCAAAGAATCGCTTCGGTTGGTTAAAGAACATCCGCAGCATGCATCAGAAATCTGGGACTTCTACTCACTTGCGGTTAGCGAGATCGAGGAAGGCGGAAGCGAAACACACGAATGCAACCTGGCCTACAATGACATTACCGAACTAATTAACAACCCCGAAGAACTATGATCACCAACGCTGAATACCTCATTCAAAAACTGGCAGAAGCCCAGGAAAAGCAGAGAAGCTCGTCTGACAAATACTGGCAGGGAATTGCTGATGCCTACCACAGTATGCTCGTGGAATCTTTCAGCGGCTGGGCTGCTCATGGAACTACCGGCTACTACGTATGGAACGAAGGTATGACCTACGATGCGGCTATTACCGCTGCAAACAAGGCATACCCGGTAGAACCACAGCCTCATCGAGAGGATCCGCGCAATTGGCGTAATGTAGAGACAAAAGTAACCTTCTCTGAATTTGACGACGACTACGACTACTAGGATGAAAATAGCAATTATAGCACACGACAACAAAAAGGCTGACATGGTTGCCTTTGTCATGAAGCGACTGGACTTCTTTCATCGCGATGACGTGGAACTCGTAGCTACCGGCACTACCGGTCAGCACATCCTCCATGCCGGGTTGATAGTGGAACGACTGAATAGCGGACCGCTAGGAGGAGACGCACAAATAGCATCACTCCTAGTAGAAGGAAAACTGGACATGGTACTCTTCTTTATTGACCCGCTGCACTCGCACCCACACGAGGTAGACATTCATATGCTACTCCGCCTCTGCAACGTTTACGACATTCCTCTGGCCACCAATTACAGTACGGCCAGCAAACTTATACAATCAATTGAAAAGGCATGAGCAATCGAATCCAAAACTTTTTGAAAAACCTAAGCATCGAGGAACTGCAAGAGGTACAGGCAATTGTAGCCAACCTCATTCATGCACATGAAGACGGCTTCCTCTATGAATGCCATGTACGTTCCTATGGCCGGAGCTGGCGGGAAAAGCTCACCAACACAGTCACGGTACAGGAACTCTGCTATCGGTACGGCGGGGACGACGGCATTGTGGACATTTACACAACCAACCCCGACCTCCGGGTAGAAAACTATGGCGACACCTTTTACTTCCCAACCTT